CGGCTGGGAAATTTGATTTAGATCCTCTAGATGGAGTAAGAGATGATGCAGGAACTCCTGAGGCACCAGAAGACATGTTGCCACCCATGCCGCCGCCTTGACCCTTACCATTTTCGGGACCTTTAGGCGGGGGAGTTTGTCCCATATTAGCCTGTCTAGTATCCCATCCAAGCGCAGATTTAAAACCAGTTCCCTGGTTATTCATCCAGTTGCTGAAATACCTATCAAACTCATTTTCTTTTGGTTTGTTTTGTGCAAACCATGCATCAATTGGACTAGTTATGACTTTACCAACAAGATCACCAAGCATTCCACCAGCAACAAGTCCAACTAGTGTTCCAAGGCCAAGAGTTGCACCTCCCAATGCACCAGTTATAGCACCAGATGTTATACCAGATCCTAGTCCATATAACCCACCAGCAAGGACGGCTTGGGTTGGTGATTGTCCTTTTGCAAGACGTTCTCTAACATCAAAAAATCCACCAAGAAGAACTCCAAGCAAACTTGAATTAAAAACTTTTTTTAGACCCTTGCCAAGAACATTTGTTCCTTTGCCCAATACACCCTTAAGCAGTCCACCGGCTTTTTCGGTTACAAATTTACTTCCAGCTGCAGCAAGTTCTCCACCTTTTGTTACAAGTGCTTTACCTGCATTGATAAATCCCGCTCCCTTCTTTCCAAGTGTCTTCAATATTTCAGGAGTAACTGATCCCGCCTTCTTTGCTGCTTCTTGAAGTAATTTCTGAGCTCCTGTTGCAACTGGTTTTATAATCTTTTCACCAATTTTTTTACCGACTGTTTTTAGAGGGTTAAGAACAATAGATTTTAGTTTGTTGAGCATTCCAACTGCAAGATCTCTAACCTTTTTAAAGAATGGTGAGAAAAGTCTGTTACCAACACTTGCAGCAAACTTAGCAATTCTTCCAGTTGTTTTTGCAATCCAAATCGCAAAACCATTAGCAATATTTGCGACTGGGGCAAAAAACTTACCAAGTTGATTGATAAGAATATCACGATATTCAAGGAACTTGGCAATATTTCCTTCTGCTTTCGCAGAGAACATATTGATGAGTTTATCTGTGGTCCAACCCGCCAGATAAATCATCAAGAACTTGGCAAGTTTCTCTAAGAAAGGAATCTGCACCTGCATTCCTTTCTTGGCCTTTTCGACCTTTTGTGCCTTGTTCTTGTCCTTTCCTTCTAAACTATTTTCAGCACTACCTCTAAGTAGTTTCTCTCTTGTTTGTCTTTGCCTCTCAAATGATGCTTCTTTGTATCTTCTTTCCGAATCAGCATCTGCCTTGAGCAGTGCATAAATGTTGTCTAATTTTTGGGCAATATCATTATTAGTTATTGCACCAGGGTCTCTAAGTGCTAGTGCTCCTCCAGCAAGACCTCCAGTGCGGCCACCGCCACCGCCTCTAACATTTCCTCTTCCACCTCCTCCACCAAATACTTTGGATCCAGAGATTTTCGATTTTTTAAACAGTTCCTTTCTTTGAGCAGCAGTAAGGTACTCTCCACTTACAGGGTCCCTACCGTGCGCCAGAATGGCAGTCATTAAGTTGTCAGTTCTACCTGATGCCATTCTGCTGTTGATCCTTTAGTTTCTCATCTTCAAGATATTGTGACAGAAGAGTAACGTATATTTCACGTTCCCAAGGGATCATGTTTTCTAACTCTGTCAAGCTATATTTATGGTGCTGAACCAAGGCAAAATTTGTCTTGTAGTAACTCTCTACAGTTTCATGCGAGAGTGCTAGCTGAAAAAACTTGCCAGACCCTCCAGAACAACTTTGTTCTTCTTTTTGGTTTTTGGATTTGTAACCGTGATCTCATGAACAAGTTTGGGCATCGTCTCAAAAAATGCCTCAATATTCTTAAACTGAGATGTGGGGAATTGTTCTAAGAATTCGATCATTTCCTTTTCGGTAAAATCAACCGAATCCCAGGACTCTTCATCATTATAGATTGTATCAATACACTTTGCAATCAGTTTAAATGATTCGTCAGTTCCACCACCAATAAAGTTATTCTCGATAAACTCATCAAACTTAGGATATTTCATCTTGACAAAATAACCATTTCCAATGTCAACCACGTTTGTGTGATTTTTGTCCTTGGTTACTTTAATCTCATCAACATCTAGTTCTACATTGACTTCAGTTTCGCCATCATCTTCACATGTAATAACGATAGGAATCTTCTCACCAACAGACTTGCCACGAATGTTCAGGAACAGAAGTTCAATATCAAATGTAGCAAACTCAGAAACGTCAACACCTTTAGTGACGATGCAGTTTGATAGAACCTGTCTTACAGCCTTGGCGATTTGTTTTTGATCCTCGCTCTCCATGGCAAGAATCAGAATCTTTTCTTCTTTAACGAGAAATGGTCTAAACTCGATTTTCTTTCCAGTGGAAGGAATAATGAGATCGTAAGTAGGCGTCGAAATTACTGGTAAGGGCATAACAATAAGTCAGTTGTGATTATTTATTGTGTTAATTTAAGGTTCTATTTACCAAAGATCCTCGTCTGACAAAACTATCAACATTAACAGCAGCATCTACTTCTGGTTGACGTGCTGCTACTTCTTTGTTAATAGATTGAATAGCGGGTTCGGATGCTTGAGAAATAATTGAGGGAGGAATTATTCCAGTTGTTGCTGGATTTTTATTTCCATCTTCACCTCTTGATACAGCCGAACTAGATGCTTTACCGCACTGATATGTATCATACGACAAAGTAACATTCACTCTGAGAACTTGAGACCCATCATAAGAAACTGGAGTAGCACTCAATCCTACGGGGAAGACATTAAAGAAATTATATTCCAGTGGTTTGACTTTCTTATCTTTCTCAAACTTAGTGATCGAAAAACCAGATGCACACTTATAAGTATTTGGATATCTCATCCTTACAAAGTAACCAGGCTTTGCCTTTGATTGCCCAGAACCATCGGCAATAAACTCGATCCAATGCTCAAACAATTTTAGCATTTTATATTCAAGGTCACAATAGAAACCAAGAGTCAATTGATCATACATTCTACTATGAGCATACTTTTGAGTGACACCCATAAAGTCGCCGTAGATATCAGCAGTTGCCAAAGATGATCCAGGAAGAGTTGCTTCATAGCAAAGCAATCCAGCATCTCCATTAATGAAGTTTGTAGGAACACCTCTAGATGCCAAGAATGAAGTTACCTCTCCAGGCAATCCGTTCATTCTCAGGAAGTAGTGAGAACTGAGAGCAACTCTCGTTAGGAGTGGCGTTACTTCTGTGACTTTGGCGCTTATTGACATCTAAATATCTCTAATGCTGTGATCATTCTATGTCATATCAAGGAAAGTTTCGTCCCAGTAATACCGAAAAGTATAGAGGGAATCCCACAAACATTATTTATCGTAGTTTGTGGGAAAGAAAGTTCATGGTGTATTGTGACAAAAATGAAAGCATTCTTGAGTGGGGTAGTGAAGAGATTGCCATTCCATACAAATCTCCCATAGACAAGAAATGGCACAGATACTTTCCAGATTTTTATATCAAGTACAAAGACTCAAGCGGTAAAATCAAAAGATCTATTATCGAGATCAAACCATTCAAACAAACTCAACAACCTCCACTACAAGAAAAGAAAACTAAGAGTTACGTTTATGAAGTAACTCAATACGTTACGAATCAAGCAAAATGGGCTGCAGCAGAAGAATTCTGTAAAGATCGTCTGTGGGAGTTCAAAGTATTCACAGAAAAAGAATTGGGGATAAAATAATGGTTAAGTGGATTCATAAAGGAGGAACCTCTAAAATAGACAAGCGGACCATCAAAAAAAGTACTAAAAAAGGTGGTAAGAAAAAATGAAAGAATCAGATCACAGAATCAAACAAATCATAGATGAACTAGAAGATCTTGTCAAAAAATTAAAAGCAGAACATCTACGTTCTGAATTTGGTCTCGATGAGGAAGATTATACAAAAGGTCTTAGTTATGGTGACTTACAAGACGACGATGGTTACACAGACTAATGAACAGAATTCAACAAATTCTAGATGATCTGATTGGAGTAGAAGATCCAGACGATCTAATGCTTTCAATCATGGAAGCGTTACAGGATACAGTAGATCAAGTTGCTGTTCCAGGTAATTACTATACCTTCCTATATCTACCAAAGACACCCAACATCCAATACGACGAACATCCTCTAGTGGCTTGTACAGCAGCATATAATTGGGGATTTGATGCTATCAGTTATCACTGGAGAGCACCTAGAAGATATAATTTTGATGAGGTATCTGGTAATCTCTATGAGATTACACAAGAAGAAAAAAATACACTCAGAACTATACCATACCAAAAATTTAAACTAAATATCTAAAAAGGGTAAGATTGTGGTACTAGACCCAAGAGAAACTGCAAGGTTAAGAGGTAATCCTGCCGCAAATGCGGGAAATGCTGCTGCAACTTCGCAGAATGGAACTCCAAATAGTACAGCCCTCACTGGTGGACCTCAACCTCCACTTAGATACCCAATCGGTAGTTTAGATAAATTTACCGATTATATGCTCTTTGAAGAGTTAAAATATAAATCAATATATAACAACAGTGTAAATGCTCTAATTGGTGACGGTAAAGATGTTCCTACAGGAGATAATTCTCCCGAAGCTAAAATTGCAAGCAAGGTTACCCTTAGAGTAAATGAAGCATCAAGTGCATATGTAAATGCACAGGCTATAAATTCAGTCATTCTTCCAATTCCAGGTAACATCTCCGATACTAATGCTGTTACTTACGGGGAAGATAATTTGAACTCTTTGGCAGCAATGGCTGTTGGTGCTGTTGCCAGTGGAGTTCAACACGATAGTGCTATTGGCGGAATTGGTCAAATCCTGAATCAAGTATTAGGCACTGCTGGGGCTCTCGTATCTGATGCAGGAATGAAGAACGCATCTTCATTGTTCTTTGGATCAATGGCAGCAAACGTGTTTGGTGCTAATACATCGTTTGAGAGTTTGCTTTCTAGAGCAACTGGTCAGATTATCAACCCCAATCTAGAACTTTTATTCACTGGTGTTGCTCTTCGTTCATTTACATTTGATTTCAACTTTGTCCCTAGAAGTAAAGAAGAGGGCGAAAGAGTAAAGCAAATTATCAGAGTTTTTAAACAGGCAATGTCTGCGAAGAGAGCAGCTGCTGGTAATGGATTGTTTATATCAGCGCCCAACGTATTCAGATTGACATATAAGAGTGGCAATAAAGAGCATCCATTCTTAAATAGATTTAAGATCATGGCTCTGGAGAACATGGCAGTAAACTATACTGCATCTGGTCAATATGCAACATATGATAATGGAACTCCAGTCCACATGCAAATGCAGTTAGCATTCAAGGAACTGAATCCAGTTTACGCAGAAGATCACAACGATGTACTTGGAGTAGGATACTGATGGGATTTTATTTTAGAGAGGTTCCTAATCTCGATTACATTTCTCCATTTAGAGATAGACCATCCTCACAGACCTACGTTCAAACCAAGAATCTCTTCCGCAGAGTAAAGATTAGAGATGATCTCAAAGGAGTCTTTACTCTGTATAACGAGTACTTCATTGAAGGTGATGATCGTCCAGATATTGTCGCTGAAAAAGTGTATGGAGATTCATCATTAGACTGGGTAATTCTAATCACAAACAATATCATCAATATCAGAAATGATTGGCCTCTGTCTGACAGAGATCTAAGAACTTTCTGTACTGATAAGTATGGAAATGCCCTTCTCGAAAATCGTTATTATGTGACTACAAAAGTAACTGATTCTAGAGGAAGATTAATTCTTCCTGCTGGATTGACTGTCGATTCAAACTTCACGATCCCTGATCCAGATGAAGCAACTCAGACTATTAATCCTGTTGTTGGAATCACAAATCTAGAATATGAGACTAACAAAAATGATGACAAGAGGGGTATCTTTATCATGAGATCGGAATACCTATCTCAATTCTTGGAAGATACCAAGCAAGAAATGTTCTACACAAGATCTAGTCAGTATGTAAGCAATAATGTGAAGAGAGGGGATAACATTCGTACATCATCTCCCTAATCTAAATAAGAACAGATCACGGTGTTTTCAATCATGGCCAGAACAAGGAAAAATTACGCAGGTTCTGAAGCAGAAGTTGCAATTACTCCCCTTGAGTTTAGTAAGGGTGGATGCTCGAACTGCAATTGTGCAGAATTAGAAAAAAGAATCGAGGCTCTTGAGAGTGCTTTAGCACATATCAAGAAAACCTCGATCTGGAATAGTAAGTGGGATTAAGTTATCATTTCCCGAGTACATGGTAGGGTGGTAGTAAGACTATCACCCTATTTTTTTACCACTCGGCGGTCTATTCTTCGGCCAAACGCTGGAAGTATGACAGCGTATCATCTTCTTCTTCGTCTCGCGAAGAGGAAGAGAGAGCATTCAGTTCAGAGCGAAGATCGTCATCTAGGTCGCGAGCCGGACCTCGATAATCATCTTCATCTTCAACTTCTTCGGCAACAGGTGCGGGACGGGAGTTACCTTTACCAAGGACTAACTCAAGACGGGTCTTAAGTTCATCATAGGTCTTGAACTGAGAGGGTGCAAGGAACTCTGCAAGAGAGTATTGCTTCTTCCAAATTGCTTCCATCTCCTCATCTTCATCAAGAAGAGGACCCTGAATAGCAAACTCACTGGAGTCATAATTCCAATAACCAGCAACTCGCTTAATCTTCAGTTTGAAGTTAGCGCCTTGCCAGAAATCAAAGGGGTTGATGGGAGTCTCGTCTTCAAACTCAGGTTGCATTGCAGCCATGATTTTGTCAAAGATCTTCTTACCATACTTGTAGAGGAAGACCTTACCCTCGTTCTGCGGGTTGGCAGGATCTTTCACAACATAGATGTTGGAAACGTAAGACAGTTTACGCTTCTGCTTACGCGCCTGCTCCTTGCCAACGTCGGTGCCGTTATTCCAGAGCATAGAATTATGCTCAGAGACAGGATCTTTCTGACCAAGAGTGGTCAGAGAGTTCTCGATGTACCAACCGCCAGGACCTTGAAAGGCATGGGAGTAGACTTTGGCGAAAGGCATATCTTCGCCATCAGGAGGAGGAAGGAATCGAATAACAGCATAACCGTTGCCGGCTTTGTCTACTTCAGGTTTCCAGAGGCGTTCGTCGCCAGAACCAGCAGACTTATTCATCTTCTCGACTTGCGTGACCAGTTTCTGAGTCAGCGAACCGAGTTTGGATTGTTTCTTTAGATTAGCAAAAGACATTGGATAGTTGGATGAATTGGGTTGATTGAAGACTTCTTTATCATACCAGAGGTATGAAAGGATGTCAAGCCTGTTGCTGCGCTTCCATCATTTGCTGCTGAATATATTCTGGAACCATGCTGTACCAGCCAGTAGCAATGATCTTGGAATTCTCTTGGGAAATCTGTCCCTTGTGAGCATAAGTGAAACTAGTTGGGAATAATACCAGTGTTCCTTTTTCTGCTTTGGTAACTACATCAAAGTAAGGAAACTCCGTACCACCGTCAGGACAATCGTTCAGATAAATCATCCAAACAATCATTCTAGTCGCCAAAACTTCATTGATAGATTCATAATGAAGTTGGAAGAATCCTTCTTTAGGTTTATATGACTGAAGAATGGCCATCGGTTCCATTCTCCACATCTGACCAGTCTCTAGGATGGGGTACTCTTTAACGTACTCCTCGATTCCATCCGTAAGACACTTATCAATTTGACTGACAACAAACTTTTGGTCTTTCTGTTTGCTCTGACCATTGATAATAATATCTGTTGACTTTTTAATCTTCGTATCAATGGTTGACATGCCACACATGCCAGGCATCTGCATCTTTTTATTTTGTTGAAAGAACGTAACTAGATTGTCAACGTTTTGCTCACTGATTGCATTCTTTTTAACAAAGATCCCAGGAGCGGGAATTTCATAAGTCATTTTTTAAATGGGGGGCTTTCCAGAATGTTTCTAATTGATCTAATCATACCATCAAACATTTCCATTACAGAGACCTGATCAGAAAATCCCATTAATAGTGCGGACTGTTCGATGTCCTTTTTCATTTTCTGTGCATCCTCATCATCGCTGAGACAGATGCGTGTGTAAAGAATCCTTTGCTTCTCCACCAAGTTAACTAAATCTTCAAGATGAGAGCGTTGCTCTTTAATTGGCAAAGTTGGAAAGGTAAAAAGATCGCCATGAATGGCCGATTGAAGTCTATCAATCTCCTTTAGTTCTTCTTGAACGATCTCCGAATCAAAAAAGTCTGACATCTCACTTTTTTCCAATATTTAGTTACAATGGTAGTCGAGCTCTAGTAGTCTTTTTCATGAAGTTTAGTTCGATTGCATCTCGTTTCAACTTCTCTTTGAGAGGTTTTGAGATGAGTTTAGGAATCGTGTCGATCTCGATATTGTTTATCTCACAGTACAGCACGATAGCATCAATATAATTGCCACCATTCTCTTTCACAATCTTTTCGATTGCAACTGCAAACTTCTCTGGAGTTAGAAATTTTTTGGCGATCTCCGCCTGTAATTCATTATCCATAGTTGGAAAGATTATGTTCAACAAAGTTTCTGATGTATCGAGATAGCATTCCAATGTATTTTTTCTTGTCATATTCCTCATAAACAACGCATTCACCGTCCTCGCAAGCCATCAGAATGACGAACTTCTTAACGGGCATATTAGTCAATTCGTAAAACATGCAGGCATAGGCTGCACACTGAACGAAATAATGATCAATCCACTCTCTCTTTTTGGGTTTAGATGATGTCTTGAAATCGATTACAGCAAGTTCACCATCAAACTCTGCAATACAGTCAACAGTTCCAGCAATACCAAGAACGTCACTGTAAAGACCAGACTCTAGACAGTAGATATTATCAATTCTATCTAGAGTTGGTTTGGAGATCTTGAATAATAACTCTGAAATTGGTTGCACCGAAGGTAGATCTTCGTTCTTCAGATAATGCTCAGTGAGAGTGTGCATATCTGTACCGCGACTTGTGGCCTTTGCGGTAATCTTATTCGCTTCTTCTTCACCCACTTTATTACGCCAAGAAGCGAATTTAGGTGCAGTAATGAAAGAGGTAATCGTAGTAATAGAGATGAATAGTTTCTCTATATTATTGATTTTGTAAAATCTTTTACCTTCAATCGTTGTTCGCGAAATATCAGGAAGATCAATATCGTGGTGCTTAAACATCAAAAACCAAGAGCAATTTTATGTACTAGGTACTCTTTAACGAGCCCAGATCTCACAATGTCCTCAACACCAAATTCAATAAGATCAAAAGATTCCATTTGCTGAATGATGCGAACGAAATCTAGGATTCCATTCTTTTCATGGGTTTTAATAAGATCAGATTGGCGAGCATCACCACAGAACATAATCTTGGCGTTCTCACCTACACGAGTAATTATACTATCAAGTTCGTGAAAATTCAAGTTCTGACATTCATCAACGATGATAATCGCATCGTCAATAGTAGTTCCACGGATAAAAGAAGTAGACCAAAAGCTAATAGTCTCTTGTTGCTTAAGATTACCATACAACATTTCAAAATCAGAGTCCGAAGGCATCTCGAACATGTACTTCACCATGTTCTTATAAGGAATCTGGTATAAAGAAGACTTGTCTTCGTGGTCCCCAGGAAGGAAACCAATCTCTCTAGTAGAAACAAGAGAGCGAACAATGTAGATCTTATTGTATGGTGTATCCTCGCTCAATACCTCTCTGAGTGCATTAAACAGGACGACAAATGTCTTTCCTGTTCCTGCGGCTCCATATGCAAAAAGGTTTTTACCCTTCTTATAAGAATCAAACAGTTTGATTTGATTCTCTGTTAATGGATTAATATCCGTAAGCAAATCCGCATTAAGAGGTTTCTTTCTTTTTTGCGATTTGATAGTGAGACCTACACCAACATTGTTGGCCGATGACTTTCTTCTTGGCATAAAAATCAGATCTTTTTGACTCGTGATCCTGGTGCAGCCGATGCCTTTGCGAGGACATCATTCCACCCAGGGTTTTTAGCGACAAGTTTGTCTCGCCACTCTCCAACTTCACCCGGTGATGGGCAAGTAGATGGATCAGACCAGTCTCTCGTCCAGTCTGGATTATCCGTTTTCCACTGTTCCCAGTCGTGTACACTCAGTACAACTTCTTTCTGTTCTCCAGTTTTTGTATTTACTACAGGATATGTAGCCATCAATTCCACTCCAAAGCTTTGGCACAAGTTGGAAACTGCTCCACAAAGATTTCTTTGCACATGTTAGCAATATCCATATGTTCTTTCTGAGTTCCGTTAGCAGATCTCAGAGAGATATAATGTATCCATGACCTGCATGAACCGGTCATATAAATTCTGGTTGGTGTTGCCAGAGGAAGCACCATTCTAGCACATTCTTTTGCAACTCCATGAGCAAGAAGTTGTTTGTAAAGACTCATGCTCTGATCAAAGAGTTCCTGAATCTTACCTTGAAGACCAAGTTTTTCATATTCGCCAATATCGTCAATAGAGTTCTGACGATTCTTGGTATCTTGCCTACGAAGATCAGGAACAGGAATATAGTTCGATAGCATCGAACTATCCGCATATCTTTGCGAAAACTCTTGATATGTGAACGAACGGTGCCGGAGAATTTGAGCCGCGATTGCCCTAGATGTTTCAATCTCTAGGGTCATATGTGCTTGCTCGAAAACACTCCAATGATTATGCTTGATGCAGTATGCGAGAAGTTTAGAATAATCAGGATTCTCCTGGTTCGCTGGATTTGATACTCTCGCAACATACCCCATCGTCTGCTCCGCATCCGGGGTTACACTGACCAGTTTCACATTCTCTAACACACTTCTCTCCCTCATTACGTTTAATTGATCTTCTCACCATTTTAGCATATAACACCTCTTCTTGGGTATACCAGTCTGGGTGTTTCTTAAACCGTTTGATCAGTTTTTTAGCCGCCTTTTTATTGGAAAGATCTTTCATGTACCCCCCCCCGCGTCCAAAAATATTTAGGATAGAAAAAGAGGGGTGTTTAACCCC